GCAGTGTAAAATCCTTGACCGGAAAATGAAAGACCTCGAAGCAGAGTTTAAAGAAAGCCGGTTATTCAAACACTGGGAACACGTATCCAAAGGAAAGGTAAATATCAACAGTGATGCTCAACTAAGACATTTTCTATATGGTATAAAGAAACTAACACCTGTAAAACTAACTGAATCAGGTCTTGGTTCTACTGATGAGGAATCCCTTGTTGCACTCAATGTACCTGAACTTCTGAATCTGATTGATATTAAGAAGCTCAAGAAAACACGGGATTATCTCGAAGGGTATGCAAGAGAACAGGTTGATGGTTACATTCATCCTAACTTCAACCTGCATCTTGTAAAGACTTACAGGTCTTGTGTTGCAAAAGGTACTAAAATATTAGCTGTTCGTGATTTTATTGAAAATCCAGAAGGAGTACCAATAGAAAATATCAAGACAGGAGATTATGTTTACTGTTTTGATGATGAACTAAGACCGGCTATAAAGAAGGTTTTGTGGGCTGGGAAGACCGGCTTTAAGAAAGTAATTAGAATTCACTGGTCCACTAAAGGAAAAAAAGGATTCCTTGATGTTACACCTGAACATAAAATAAGATTGATTGATGGATCATACATAGAAGCTAAATATTTAACTGGTGATTTACGAACAATTTATGATAGTAAACACAATCCTAAAATAAGAGCACTGTCTTGTAGTAGATTTGAAGATGAATTGAAATTTACCGGACATTCAAGAAAAGGTCGTGGTATTAAGGAACATAGATTAATTTACGAACAGCTGATTGGGAATTTAAAAGATAATGATATTGTACACCATGTAAATAATAATCATTTAGATCATAGATTAGAGAATCTTAAAAAAATGTCACTTTCTTCCCATTCTAAACATCATGTTAAAGATACTTTATTATCTCCGAAAGCAAGAATGAATAATAAAATCGCAATACAAAAAGCATGGAGAGAAGGAAAATATAAAAATGCAATTAAACGTGGATTTGACAATGCTAATAGTTTAAAATTATCAAAATTTAATTGTTACCGACTACTTGCAGAAGTTAAGGGACACCCGGCAAAAGTCAAATATGATTTTGTAACATTCAAGAAGTATCTTAAAATTTATGGGATTGATTTTAATGATGTTATGATTCGATATGATAAACATGGCAATTACATTTGGAAGAAAAATTTATTGAAATTATCTGATTTAGGTAGATCAGCTGTCTCAAAAAAACTTGGACATAATTATTACCGTCTTTTGAAACTTTATGAAATGTACGAAATTCCTATTGAAAGGAAGTGGGCAAATCAATTTGGATCATTTGTTCCTGCAAATCATGTTATTAAAAAGATAGAAGAGCTAAATAAATATGTAGAAGTTTATGACCTTGAAATTGAAGATTATAATAATTTCATAGCCAATGAAATTTGTGTGCATAATTCATCGTCAAATCCAAACCTGCAAAACGTACCCAAAAGGGATGATGATCAAATGAAAACATGTCGTGGAGCATTATATCCACGTCCAGGGCATCAGTTTGTTGAGATTGATTTTAAGTCTATTGAAGTGTCTATCAGTTGTGCTTATCATAAGGATTCCACTATGATTCGGTACATGAAGAACAAAGATTCCGATATGCATGCTGATATGGCAAAACAAATTTTCATAATTGATAAAATTGATAAATCCAATCCAACACATGCCATACTTCGTCAAAGTGCAAAGAATGGATTTGTGTTCCCTGAATTCTATGGTGATTACTATGTTGATTGTGCAAAGATTATTTGTGGATGGGTTAAACTCCCAATAGGTAAATGGACTACCGGCATGGGTATTGAGCTTGATACAAGTGCATTTACAATATCAGATCATCTTATTGCAAAGGGGATTAATTCTTACAAGAAGTTTGAAAGTCACATAGAAGAAGTTGAAGATGATTTTTGGAGTAGCCGGTTTGGAGAGTATGCCGATTGGAGAAAACGATGGTGGACAGTATATCAGAAATATGGGTACATTGATTTACTAACCGGCTTTCGTTGTAGTGGTGTAATGGATATGAAGAACTGTGTAAATTATCCAATTCAGGGAACCAGTTTCCATTGCTTATTATGGTCATTTATACAAACAGATAAATGGTTACGGGAGAACAAAATGAGATCAAGACTTATTGGACAAGTACATGACTCAATGATTTTGGATATACATCCAGACGAACGTGAAATGGTAATTGCAAAAATAAAAGATATTACCTGTGTAGAACTGCCTCAACACTGGCAATGGATCAATGTTCCACTTGAAGTAGATACAGATATTTATCCGGTTGACGGATCATGGGCTGAAAAGAATTAAGATGAATAAGAATTTGCAAATAAAAGTAAATAAGGCAATCAAAACAATCCAGATTGCAGAACCGATGGCTCTTCAATATCAAGACTATGGGTTTCACTTAGCTTTTAGTGGAGGCAAGGACAGTCAAGTTATTTATGAGTTATGTAAGATGGCCGGGGTTAAGTTTCGTCCGGTAATGCAAGTCACAACACTTGATCCACCTGAGTTGATGAGGTTTATCCGTAAGAATTATCCTGATGTAATTATGGAAAGACCAGAAATTAATTTTTATAATTTAATAATTAGAAAGATGGCATTACCAACAAGACGTATGCGATTTTGCTGTGCATATCTTAAGGAGCAAGCTGGAGCTGGAACTGTGACAATTATCGGGATAAGGAGAGCAGAGAGTAATAAAAGAGCAAAACGCAATGAATTGGAAATATCCGGGCATAAATATTCTAATTCACTTGACCAGTTCAATATTGACAATAAGAATCAGGTGCTTTGTATCAATGGGAAAGACAAGATATTACTATCACCTATAATTGATTGGTCCACATCCGATGTTTGGAATTTTATTAGGGGGCATAACCTTGAATACTGCGAGTTATATGATCATGGATATAGTAGAATAGGTTGTATGTTCTGTCCTATGGCTTCAGTTAAAACAAAGATAAAGGACAGAAAAAGGTATCCGAGAGTTGAAAAGATGATAAAAAAATCTATTCAGGAATTGGTAGAAAAAAACAATTATGGGAGTATTTTAAATAATGATGTTGATGAGATATTCAATTGGTGGGTATCGAATGATATCATCGAAACATATAAAATAAAAAGAGAATTAAGAATTAAATTATGAGTTTATACAACAAATACCGTCCAAAAAGTTTATCTGAAGTTAAAGGCAATTCAGATTTAGTGGCAACACTCGATAAGATGTTATCAGGTAAAGAAATACCTCATGCATTCCTGTTACATGGAGAAACCGGTACAGGCAAAACAACCATTGCCCGTATCATTGCAGATCGTCTTGGTTGTGTAGGAAAGGACTTAACTGAAGTTGACAGTGGTCAATTCAGGGGGATTGATACTATCCGTGAAATTCGCAGTAACAGTAATTATCAACCACTTGAAGGTAAGTGCCGTGTGTGGATACTTGATGAATGCCATAGAAATACATCTGATGCACAAGCCGGACTACTTAAAATACTTGAAGATTCTCCAAAGAATGCATATTTTATTTTATGTACTACTGATCCTCAGAAATTATTACCGGCTATACGTGGACGTTGCATTCAGCTTCAAACAACTCCTCTTGATGAACGTCAAATGTATGCATTATTACTTGGAATTGTAAAGGCAGAAGGAGATTCACTCAAATCCGATATTATCAATCAAATTATTCAAGATAGTATGGGGCTTCCACGTAATGCAATCAATATTCTCGAACAGGTGTTATCTGCATCTGAGGATCGCAGACTTATAGTGGCACAGAAAACCGCTGAGAAACAAAGCCAAGTAATTGAATTGTGCCGTGCACTAATCAAACAAGAAAGTTGGAATAGAGTAAATAAAATACTTACCGGACTTAAAGATCAGGACCCTGAAAATATACGCAGGGCTGTTCTTGGATATTGTCAGGCTATCTTATTAAAAGATAAAAATGATATAGCAGGACTTGTAATGGAAAATTTCATTGATCCATTTTACAATTCAGGATTTCCGGGACTTGTTTTTGCATGTTACAAAACAATAAATTTATAATATTATGACTATTCAAGATTTAAGGATTCAATTTCACAGAGAAACAGGGCATTATGCTCCTATTGATAATTATGATTACCATACCAACACTTCTATAAGTGAAAAAGACTATATTAAATGGCTTGAAGAAAAACTTGTTGATGATGAAAATTACATAAATTCTATTGATAGATCAATTAATCAATTTTTAAACATGAAAAAATGAATTACGAAGCAGACATTAAAATCGAAGAAGGTTGTCTTGATATTGAATGGCTTGAACAACCAGAAAGGATGTTGAAATACGGACAACATGCCTCTAAAATGAAAAGTAACTTAGACAAAGCAAAAGAATCACTTGACTTTGTAAAAGCAGAACTTGATAGTGAGATTCGCAGTAATCCTGAAGAATTTGGATTGGAAAAGGTAACTGATAAAGCTATTGAAGCCACTATTCCACTTCAGGAAAGGTATAAAAAGGCAAGTGAATTTTATCTCAATGCAAAATTTGAGAGTGATGTTGCATTCGCAGCTGTTAAAGCATTTGAACAACGTAAGGATGCTCTTGAAAATCTTGTACGGTTACATGGACAACAGTATTTTGCTGGACCTAAAATGCCCCGTAACCTTCCAGAAGAAATGGAAAAACGTGCAAATAAGAACAAAGAAGTCAATAAAAGAATTGGCGCAAAAATAAGTAGAACCAAAAACAGATAATTTCATGAAAGAAAAGAAACCCAGCTTTGCTGACAAAATGAGAAGTCATATTACTCATAGAAAAGAACGTGAATCAAATAAATCCTATGGGTATTTGAATCTTCCAAAAGGACTTAAAACCTTATCAGTGAAAGAAGATACTCACAAAATTAAAGTTGATTTTCTTCTTTATCTTGTGACAGATAAACGTCACCCGGATTTAGTAGCATCAGAAGGAATTGCTGCGGTGGGAACTCCTTGGTGGTCACGTCCATTCTCTATACATCGTGAGGTGGGACCTGCTGGTAATGATAGTGTCACAGTTGTTTGTCCTACTTCAATAGGAAAGAAGTGCCCTATTTGTGAACATCGTGTAAAGAGAATTAAAGAAGGTGCTGACAAGGAGGAATATAAACATTTTTATCCCAAACAAAGACGGCTCTATGTTGTCAATGTCCTTGAAATAAAAAAGAAGGGAATGGAAGAATTTGAAGAATTTGAAGATGCCGGAGTTCCTTTGATATGGGATATGAGTACTAAATTATTTCAGGATGTGCTTGATGAAACACTTGAAGAATATCCTGAACATCTTGATTTTTGCAGCCTCGAAACAGGAAAGACAGCTGTGCTTACATTGAAATGGGAAAAGCTTGGAAAAACCACTTATCCTGAAGTTCGTCATATTGATTTTGAGGAGAGAGAGCCGTATGATGAAAAGATACTTGAAGATATTCCCAATTTGGATGATCTTTTGGTTGTACGTTCTTATGAAGAAATTGAAAACTTGTTTTATGAATTAGATAATGAAAATGATACCATTTCTTCAGACAATGATCCAGATGATGATAGTGACGCTGATAGTGATGATGATCCCAAACCATCTTTACTTGGGAGAAAACGTAAAATTATCAAGCCGGATACAGAAGAGAAAGATGAAGAAAAGCCTCTCAAGAGATCACTTACCCGTAAAGATTCTCCACAATCTAAAAAACGCACTTTGAAAAGTGAAAATGAAGAAGATGATGAAGAACCTGTTAATCATAAGAAGGGATTAAAATCCCCTGCTAAATCGTCAGCTACCGAAAAATGTGAATATGGACATCGTTTTGGCATTGATGCAATGGAATTTGAAGAATGTGAAAATGATTGTCCGATATGGAATGAATGTTTAAAAGAAAAAGAAAGGAATGAGCAATGACACTATTAAAAGCAAGTAGTGGGAGACCGGGTTATAAATTGGTAGGGGCATCTCTTCCCCTACCAATGCATAATTATCTTACATTATATACACTTTCAATAGGAATGTCAAAGACAAAAGTTATTAAAAATCTTTTGGAAGATTGGATTACTATTCACAAAGAAAAAGAACCCGAAGAAGTTTTAATAACTAAAATAATCTTCAGAGCTAATGCTCAATGGAGGAAAGAAAAAGCCAGAAAAAGAAGTGGCAAATCATTCAGTCAGTTTATTATGGAATTGGAAGATGAACTAACACATAAAGGACTATCTGAAGTGTATGTAAAAGCTATAATTGAAGGAGTACGTAGATGAAAAGAGGAGACTCATTAAGTAAGCAATTAAAAAGTAGGGTATCTGAGAAACCAAAATCAGATAATGATGTGTATGAAGGGAATTTCAAAACAATTGTATCTACAGGATCTACCTTACTCGATTTGATTATTTCAGG